ACTTTCAACTGTATGGGTGTCTGGTTCTTTAGCACCTTTGCCTAATAGTATCTCAGCAATCTCGTCCCAGTTGTTGGAAACTACTGCATCGCCATTGTTAGGATCAACTATACCTTTGGTTGGACTAAACTTATATCCTCTACCTCTAGCAAGACTAGAAAGTAGTACAGCTCTATCAGCACCAGTAAAGTTTTCACTGCCACCACGCTTGGCTCCACGTTGTAAATCTGGATTGTCTGTTAGCATAAAATCTGTTTGAACAAAACCGTTTTTAGGATCACCCTTTATAGGTGTGCGGAAGTGTACCTGCAACCCAGCATCTTTTACCCAACCTGCTTCAAATGTTCTGCCCTTGTTCATAATCTCTAAATCAGGGATGCCTTGCTTTTGACACCACGCACTAAGTTTTGCAATTATTTCTTCCTTAGGTAACTCTCTAGTATCAGTATTAAGATCTAGGTCACCAGATGAGTTCTTTTCGAATGTTCCGTCTGGATGTGTTTTTGTACCAGTAGTTCCTAAAAATTCTTTTGGAGTAAACTTAAATCCAAATGTAGAATTAAGCCAATCAATAGTAGGCTTTACATCAGCTGTTGCGATTCTTGATGCAATAAGTTTCTTGTCAGGTTCAGTTTTAAATACGTTGCCGCCTTCATTAAGAATCGTCATCATTTTTACCTTCAATAATTTTTGATATACTACGTTTAAACTTTCTCGGGTCGCCGCTTCGTATACTATTAATAAATCTACGTTCTAGTTCATTTGCAACTTCGTCACTGTATTCATTATGAATACGATTTAATAAGTTTATAGAACTTTCAATAATATTATTGGCTGACGCTTCAATAAGATAATCGTTATCTTTACGAGTACCTATATTTGATAATTCCGAAAGTATGCTTCTAGTACGTTTTTTCATTGTCTCTATCCTTACTGTATTTAGTGTTTAATACGGTAAATACTTTAGCAGATGGGAGGGCACATATGACTGCTATAAAAGATTTAAATTTCAAGAAAAGATCCTTGTTGTTTGCTCAACTTGCACAGACAGCTTATATGGAGTTAGATGATGCAAAGAAGTGGGCAAAGGCATATGGATTTACAACCGTAGAGTTTTATAATAAGGACGGAGCTCAAGCATACCGTTTCCAGAACAAGAGAGATCTTGTTATAGTTTGTCGTGGAACACAACCTAGTGAATTTAACGACATCAAAGCAGACTTAAAAGCAACGCCAGTAATGGCAGAAACAATAAGTCGAGTACACCGAGGCTTCAAAGACGAAGCAGATGAACTTTGGCCAATGATTGTTGAAGACTTAGTACATAAACAAAATCTTAACAAAGAACTTTGGTTCTGTGGACATAGTTTAGGTGCGGCAATGGCAACAATCATGGCAAGTCGATGCATGCATGATGTTGAGTTAAACAATCCAACACAACTGTTCACGTACGGTTCGCCTCGTGTAGGCTGGAACAAGTATTGTAAAAGTTTAGGTGTTGAACACCATCGTTGGGTAAACAATAATGACATAGTAACACGAGTTCCTTTATGGCTTATGGGGTACAGACATCACGGTACTGAGCATTATCTAAATGCATACGGCAATGTACGTACACCAACTAAGTTACAACGCTTCAAAGATAGATTGCGTGGCATGTGGATGGGGCTAAAGCAAGGCTCAATTGATAACTTCTCTGATCATTCAATGGTAAATTATATTGGTTCATTAGAACTGTATGCCGCTGATAAAGAGAATGACCAGAGTTAACTAAAAAGGCTACTAACACTTTCCTCATTAGATACCCTGCGAATAGCTTCGCCAAACAAAGGCGCGACACTAACCTGTCGTGTCTTTTTGCAGTTCTTAGGACAGCGATTAGCAATCGAATCAGTAACTACTAATTCCTCTAACACACTCTTTTCAACCTTTTGACATGCTTCGCCTGACAGTACACCGTGTGTAATATATGCACGAACTGACAATGCGCCTGCGTCTATAATTGCTTGTGCTGCCTTGCATAGTGTGCCACCTGAGTCAACAATGTCATCAACCAGAATGGCGTGTTTACCTTTAACATCGCCGATCAAGTTCATAACTTCGCTCTTACCTGCTTCGGGTCGCATCTTATCTACGATAGCAATGTCTGCATGGAACATGTCTGCAAACTTACGAGCTCTAACAGCACCGCCTGCATCTGGTGATACAAATACTGTGCTAGGTTGTTCTACTTCTACATCATCGATGATGCCAACGCTACGTTTAATGTCTTTTGCAAATACTTTACGACTTGTTAAATCATCTACAGGGATATCAAAGAAGCCCTGTATCTGTCCTGCGTGTAGATCCATAGTAAGGATTCTATCTGCGCCTGCTTCTGTTAATAGATTAGCAACTAACTTTGCTGTAATCGGAGTACGTGACGCACTCTTGCGATCTTGTCTAGCATAACCAAAGTATGGTATAACTGCTGTAATACGTTTAGCACTGGATCTTTTGGCTGCATCAATCATAATCAACAATTCCATTAAATTATCATTAACAGGCGAACTTGTACTTTGCACTATAAAAACATCTTCGCCTCGTACGTTTTCCATAAATTCAACACTTGTCTCTCCGTCGGCAAATGTTTTTATTTCAGCTGGCACTAATCCAGCAAAACAGTTTTCGGCTATCTCTTGTGCCAGTGGCACATTTGCATTTCCTGCTATGAGTTTCATTTTCAAAATGTGTCCTTTCTAATTCTATTGTTGTAGTTGATTGCTTCTTGTAAAATGGTTAGAGGTTTGCCTGCACGATTACTTGAGGTAGCAAGGGCAGTTGTATCCTTAGGAAAACAGTGTCCGCCGAAGCCGCGATCGTTTGTAATTGTAGTATGACTATCCCCTATCCTATCATCTATTGTAGTATACTTTCTAACTTGCTCGTAGTCAACATCTAATTCGCTGCAAAGGTCATACATCTGATTAAAGTATGCAACTTTAAGAGCTAGGAAGCTATTGCGAGCATACTTGGCTAGTATTAATTCTTTTGCTGTTGCTATGTCAACATTAATCTTACCCATTGCTTTAACAAACAACTCGGCCCAAAAGCCTGTATTGCTGCCGCCTAGTAATATTGTTTTTGTATTTTGGAAGTCTTCTAGTGCTGTTGCTGCACGTAAGAACTCTGGGCTGAAGGCTAATTGTTTATTAGGAAATGCATCTATTAATGTTTCCCATCCTTCAATACTGATTGTACTTTTAATTAGTATAGGCACATTTGGTGATGCCTCAATTACTTCATATACATTAGAAACATCACACGAACCAGTTGTATGTTGTGGTGTACTAACACATATAATAATTGCATCTGCGTGTCTTAGGTCGCCGTATTCTTTCTTATCAGGATCGCTTACAATAATGTCATAGTAATCTTTCAAAGCATTTTCATGTGCTTTGCCGACAAATCCATATCCTGCTATTCCTATTTTCATACTAGTAATTATAACATCGTTGACAGATTAGTCAAGAGAAAAGGCTGTGCGCCGACACAACCTTTTCAAATACTAGTAACCGTTTGGTACTAACACATAATGAATCATTAACACAATGGCTACTGATGCACCTAGTCCTATCATCATCTTCTGGAAGTCTCGTGCTACCAAAGGAAACACGCTCTTGAACTTATGTTTGCCTGTGAATGTTGCAATAGCAAGTTCACGTCCTGCAAGCATACCAACGAACACCCAAGTAGTTGACATAGGTATATCGTTCAGCTCTTTGAAGAAGTACAAACACAACCAATAGAACAAGTCAATCAGTGTTGCACTACGCACATACCTTGTGTTGTGCTTTTCTAGTACAATGTTTTGTATCTTGCCTCCACGTTCTCTAAACATAAAGAACAATCCTGCTACAAATACTACACTGACTAAGAACATTAAGTCCAGCGGAACTTCACGTGGAAGGAACACTGCAATGTTAGCCATGTCATGTGACAACCAAGTCCACCACAAGCCTCCTGTTGCTAGCCATTGTGCTATGCGCCAATAGTTCTTGTGTTGTTCTTTGACTGGTGCTGTTTCGTCCATTGCTCTGCTAATAAAGTACCAAGCAAAGTATGCGAACATAGCCGCAATACCATAGCCCATTATACTTTTCATAAGCATCTTCTCTAGCACAAATGTACTTGCGAAAGCACTTAGTACTAAGAAGCTAGTTGATACAGGTACACCAAAGCGTGTTAGTACGACAAGTATGCCTGGTGCGGCTGCGTGATACCATTGCACTTCTTGCCAGGGTATCTTGTTTAGTCTTCCGTAACTGATGTCTCCACCATTTACATGCCAGCCATACCATAGTGTGGCTAATAGGACAGCGGATGCCGCAATCCATAGAGTTTTATAGTTGAATCTCTCATTGTTTGATGCCATCCATGTACCGAGAGTTTGTACTGAATCATTTGCTATTACCGCGTATGCGGCGAATAGGAACCCGACTAGGCTCCATAAGGTGAGTGCGTCCATTAGTTTCTCCTTTGCTTGACGGCTTTACCCCGTCGCTCACTTAAAAGGTAGGCTCGACGTTGCCTACATGATTACTTATATTATTGTTTAGCTTTACTTTTATAATCGGCTACTGCTGCTTTGATTGCATCTTCTGCCAGTACACTGCAATGTATCTTTACTGGAGGCAATGCAAGCTCAGTTGCAATATCCGTATTCTTTATTGACTCAGCTTCATCTAATGTAACACCTTTGACCCATTCTGTCAACAATGAACTTGAAGCAATAGCACTACCGCAACCGTAAGTTTTAAACTTTGCGTCTTCGATGATACCTTCATCATTAACTTTTATCTGTAGACGCATAACATCACCACAGGCTGGTGCTCCTACCATTCCTGTGCCGATGTTGTCTGCTGGATCCCACTTGCCTACATTGCGTGGATTTTCGTAGTGATCTATTACTTTATCCGAATATGCCATTATAACTCCATAATAAAATTAGTGCCAATTACTGTTTCAGTATGGTTATCCCAATCTGTTTTTGTACTTCTATCTATAAACGGACCAAACTTTATATTATCAACAATATTATAATAAAATCCAATCTGGTCCCTGCTGCTGAACTCTATAGCATCACTGCCTTTAAAACTTAGACGAGGGGAAAGTTTTATCCAAAATTCAGTATTCTTTGTAACTTTATTCGAATACTTAAACTCAGTTCTACCTCTCCAATAGTCTTGGCTATCTGAGAAATCTCTGTATTCCCATTTAGTAGAAACACTAAATCCATGTCCTTTGTAAATGCTATAGTTGTATGCTATCCTGCGTTCATCATCGCCGTTCTCAGCATTTACATATCTTACTGCAATGTTTCCTTTATCTAAGAACTTATGCCCTACTTGAAAAAATGTGCTGCCATCTGTTTGACGTTGACTAAATTTCCAATCGTTAACTTTTAAATGGAAGTTAAATTCTTGCTTGTCTATTACTTCTTGCTTGTCTATTACTTCTTGCTTTACTGGTAATGCAGGTTTGTCGCTTGCAATGGATGCAAATGAAAAAACACTCATTACGAGTGCTAGTATTATCTTATTCATAGATGTCCTTAGTTGTAAACACAACGTATTCTTATTCTTAATATCGCCCGATATCAAATGATATTTAGCTGAACTTGGTATGCACTAAGCGCATAGCGAGTATGCATAGAAAACAGTCGACTTTACGTAAGAATGGCTGTACTATTGTATAAATAATAGCGTTAAAGCAACTGCAATGGTGATTTTAACAACACACATAGACACATAGGATAGACTATGGGAGTAACAAAGCACTCCTAAAAACGCAATTGACGAGCACCAAAGGTGCTTGCACCGCCGGGGAAGTTCCGGGGTATTGCTTTCCTCAAGCATCCTAAAAACTTAATCAAGGAGAACGAAATGTTTAAAGATACATTTAGTGGACTTGTGAGTTTACTTGGAAACCCACTTCCGACACGGAAGTTTGAAAAAGAGATGCTCACATACGCAAAAACAGAGTACGGAAAAGATTGGCGATATGCTTATTCTTATATGCTAACCCACGGTGGTCGTGGCCCAAGAGCAGGAGTATTCAACTAATGGCACATTATGTAATAGAAGCGTCAAGTTGGATTCAAGATGCAATCGAAGGATTCAATGACTTACGTAGATCAATGAAACTACGTGCAGAACGTAAAGCATCATACAAACAAACTTATAAAGAACTCAGCAAGTTAAACGACTATGAACTAAACGACATCGGCATTTGCCGTGGCGACATTAGAAACATTGCACGTGGTGATAGAACAATCAAACGTGGCATTGAAGTTAAAGACAACTTGAG